TGGTTCACGCTTCCAAGAATCTCATCTCGGATATTCAACAAGTCCGTGTCACCTTCGTTCAAATAACCCGGTAGCTCGTCAGACAAGAAAGAAATAAACTCATCATTGTATTCCACAAAGCCTTCAGAGTAATTGTCTAGGCTAAAGTCAAAGGTAGAGGCAGAGATAATTCTGCCATATTTGCCCATAAAGGTTTCAACAAACTCATCAATGTTCTCTGTAAGAGACTCGTAGATTTCCCCAAAGCTCTTGTGCTGGCTATAACTCCTTGTCTGCCAATGAAATATCTTATACTGATTCTGGTAAGTCAGTAAGGTTGTGAGAATTGTCTCGCCGTTGGCGTTTTCCATAATCACCTCTTTGGTTTGTCAATCCGTGTATTTGTCGAACTTGGTTTTGTATCTTGTGCTGTTATCTGGGAGGGGGCTGATTCTGCTAGTTCTTCGGAATCCTCAATCGTAAAACCAAAAGTGTCTGTTAGCCTTTCCTTAAATGAATTAGTTTCGTATGACATTTTAGTATTCCTCAATCTCAATGGTTGTGGACTTAACATCCTTATTCCTTCCAACCATCTCAATCTTCGGTTTGCCTATTACACGCAACCTTGACTTGTATGGCAAGACAAATTCGTTCTCTGAATCCGAGAATTTACGAAGACTTTTGCTTTTAGATAGCTTAAGATAAAGATGTCCGTGAACAGAACCAGCAGTAAAGTTTTGTGCTGTGCCTTCATCTGTCGTGAAGGATGTAAGTGTTCGATCTAAACTAATTCCGCTTTTCAATTTACCCACAAAATTGTCTGCCTCCTCTTGAGTCTTGAATGATAGCCCTCTCCACATTGAACTTGTCTGTTTGTGTGGGGCTTGCATCTTTATAGCTTTAAGAAGAGTTTGAGATGCCTTGGTTTCTGGCTTGGGGTTTAATTTTATGTACTCACTTCCTTTAAAATCCCTTTTAACTTGAAAGGCGGCAACATCATTATCAGTTGCTTTTTGCCAATCCTTAAATGATAGATTTTCTCCCTTCATTTTCAATTCTCCAACTTGCCAAACTGCTTCGGGATTTGCCTTGAGTTGCCTATCTCTATATTGATTCCAATCTCTTGAGTCAACTGTTCCATTAAAAATCTTTCCACCCTTGCTTGGAATTGGAACTTTTCCAGCTTTTTGTCTTTCACTTAATTGATATTTTGGAATAATAATGTTTCCATTTTTATCGTATGTATGCCCATCAGAAGAAACTTCTGGTTTAGATGGTTCTTTTGATTCTTTGGGCTGTTTTGTTTCTGAACCTTTAGCTTGCGGAGTCGGCCTCTTATAATCCTTTGGAAACTTTCCACCGGGTCTAGTTGGCTCATAGCCTCCTTTTTCTTTTGGCCTACCATAACCAACCGCACACTTATTATCTGGCCCGAAAGTACCACCATCATCTTGCCCACAATCCCTACCCGCTACAAAATTAGTTACTTTTTTTTTATCGTCTGTAATTGGCCCGCCAACAATCCAAGCATCGCAAGTCCGTTTAGCCGCACACTTAAAGTCAAAAATCTCGCAGTAACCAAGATCGCCACCAACTGCTACTTCGTTTGCATCTTCACCAATACCCTTCTTAATGCAACCAAGGAGCTTGTTGGTTTGATTGAAAGCCGCACAATTACCGCAACGCATTTTCTTTGCCGTGGCTACATCGCCTTGAAACTCATCTGCCTTGGCTTTCCAATAATCCTCGTTGGGTTCGTTTGGATTGGCAGGGCCGTAGTTCGCATCGTCCACGGCGTTCTGTCTATTGGCTAAATTGGTTTTGATGTCTTGCGTTGCGATTGGGCAAGAAGCTGGTTCTTCGAGTTTTTCATCTCGGCTGTCCATTTGTTTGATGAGTTTCTTGACCCAAGAAAATCCTGCATCTCCACCCCAACCATTCCACGCCTGCCATCCCTTGCCTTGATCGTCCCACCCAGCACCCTTCTTATCAACTTCGTGACGGCTAAAGAAAGAGTGCATCCTTCGAATTGTGTCTGGCGATAAGGTTTTACCAGCAATCAAATCTCTAGCCCTAGCGATGCCAACAGAGGTCATTCCTCTCTGGCTGGCTGGTTTTTCGCCTCGAACTTCCAAGGCTCGTTTAGCGGCATCTCTAGCTCCTTGTGGTGGGATAAAATCAATGTCGGAATACTTGCCTAGCTCACAAGCATTGAGTATTCCGTTAATAAGCATTTTAACGCTTTTGTTGTCTAGCCTTGAAAGTTCCTCTAGGTTGTTATCAATCTGCTTTCCACTAATCTTCTGTGTATCTTCGGTTGCCCCTTTTTCGGTAGGCTCACGCTCCTCGCCCACATCAATATCTCCATCCCCACCAGTTGTTCGGCTTGCCGTGTCTTGCTCTTTAATCGGAGGAACAACAACAACTGCGTTCTCGTCTTGTGGCTCATCTTCCATCTTTTCTGGAATAGCTTGTGTGGGGGTAGGAGTTTTTGTCGAAGGGGCGATTGTTCCGATATTAATTCCTTCCACAATCTTCGATGCCTCGTCTGGTGAAATGAATGGAAAGGCGGCTGTGATGATAGAAACAGAACCTTCCTTGGAGATTGCACCAGAAGCGACTGCATTGATAACTTGAATAAGCGATGCGACTTGTGCCCCATTGAGTGCTTGATCTGCCACATAAGTTTGATCTGCTTGTGGAGTTGTCTGGTCGCTGGCTTGTGTTTGATCTTGTGAGGGTTGTGAAATAGAGCCAAGAACCGTATCGGAAATTGCGTTGGGCTGAACCCCATATTGTTTTGCTAGATCATCTATTAGCTTGGCCTCTAATGCCCTTTGTCTGATTGAACTTTCAAAATCGAGTCCTTTCTCCGAGTAAATTTGACTAGCATTAGTCAGCCCGGCTCGAAACTCGGCTATATTGGCTTGGCTCTCTCTACCTAAATCTATTGAGACATTCGCTCCAAAATTGAAAATTCCCTTGGTGCTTTTGCTTCCAAGGTTGTTTGCAATCAATCCCCTTGCAACTCCGTCTGCAATTACGATGTTCTTTAGTGGGCGAAGAACCCTATCCTCTAGGAGCTTCTGGTATCTACGGAAAGTTCGTCCAGCTTGTTGCATTTCAAGTCTAGCTGTCGGGCCAGACATTGAAGATGGGTCAACGGCGAAGCTATAGGGAATGCCCACACCCATACAAATGTTTCGCAAAAGAATTTTATGGAACTCTGCAAATGCACCAGAGGGGCGACTCGGCCCATCGGGGAAAACTATGTCCTCATCAACTTCGAGATAACTCACTTTACCCGGTTCAATGGTTTCTAGTTTAATTCCTTGGTTGTCTGCGTTGAGGTCGTTGGTTAGCGAGGAAAGATCAGAGGCGTTATTATTATTCCGCTTTACGATTCCAGCTTGTGAACTGGCGTATTTAGCGGCCATCTTCTCTGAAGCGATAATCTCGTAGATGTCCACGCAATCATTGATTGCCGTATGGAAAGCAGAGATTCCCCGATACTGGTCAATGCGAAGTGGGTCATACAAGTGGAACGCTTGGCTTGCTGGTACAGTTGTTTGGAAAATATAAGCGTTGCCATAAGTGCGAAGGTAAATATCGTATCCAACTGGCGAGCCAGTTTCTTGGTCAACGTGGATTCCGCTAATAAGATTAAGGTTTGTGTAAGTTCTGTTTGGGTCTCCGAGTCTATCGGCTTCGATGCCCTGCAATTTCAAATTGCCTTGCTGATCTCGCACTAAAACAAAAAGGAAATCGCCATCACGGAGCATCGACATCATAGCGATTTGCATTAGGAATGAGCCAGTATTCCTTCCAGAAAGATCGCACTTATCCCACCACTCGTTCCAATAAGCCTCTACATCGCTATTGACCTTGGGGCTTTCTGTTCTGGCTTGGTAAGAGATATTTCCAGCACAATGGCTTGCAAACTTCATCAATAGGCCACGCACCAATCCAACATTCTCTGCCAAGTCCCTAGAACGCTTTAACAACTCTACTCGGTCATAATTAGAACGGAAACCCTCTGCACCAGACAAAGAGGACGGCCCTCGGCGTTGTCGGTTGTATTGAGTTGCGTCATATTCAAACGCTGTAAGTTTTGCCCTAGAAGCTAAACGCTCAACGGCGGCTTGCGGATTAACAAAGGCAATCGCCTTATCAATTAGGTTTAACTCAACCTTCTTCACTTATATCATCCCAAGCGAACGAGCAGGGCCGAACTTTGCGTAGGTGGTGCGAATCCTTCCACCAGTTGCTTGCTGAATGGCTAGGGTAAGTTCCGCAATCGTATCTCTTACCTCACCGAGATTCGCCCTTGAGAAAGAGCGTCCAGCTATCGAATAGCTTGAACCCGCCACCGCAATCGCTTCAAGACAAGTGATATATTTATCACGCAGAGAAGTTAGGGTGGTGAGGGGTAGCCCAATAAAATCACCCTTCGCCATTCTCAACCTCCTCTGTCAAACTTGCGGGCGAGACTTTCAATCGTCCATAAAGTGCCGCACCAACGATGTTCATACATTCGCAATCCATTAAATGATTATGCTTCCCGACTTGCTTCCATACAAGCCTTTCCCTTCCAGTCATAGG